TTTCTTTGCTTTCCATAATAAGACTTTGCCATTTGTAGAAGAGCTTGCTGTATTGTCTGTAAAAACTACATAATCATTATCTCTATCATCACTATAAGTAAAATATTCAGTTCCATGTGAGTATGCCGCATAAACTCTAACTCTTTTATATGCAGTATTATCATCTGCTGGAGTCCCTGGAGCATTGTTAGCTGCAACGGCTTGCCAGTAGTTATTTAGAGTTACGCTAGAAGTTGTACCATCAGCATTGTATCTTGTTATTGTCTTTGTTGTTTTATAATAACTATCTGCTGTAACAGCTCCACTTGTATATGTAGAAAAACTTGTACTACTAGGAATGATATATTCGTCATCTGTATTTACATAGAGAGTATATTCTGTTCCGTCTGCGTACGCGGCTACATGAGATTTATACTTACCTTCTACATGCCAAGTACAACCACTTTGTGCTTTTTTATAATTATCTAAATGTTCTCCTGCTCCTTGATAAATAAAAGGACATCTATCAGGAAGTACATTTCTTGCTGGAATTTTTACTCCCTGTAAGTCAAAGGGAGCAACACATTCTATCTGTACAGTAGTTTTAGTTTTTCCTTTAATTCTATCCATGAGATAAATGTCTCTTGGAAACTCAGTTGGTGGATTAGTTGCTGAACCTTCCCCATGTAAGTACTTTTTCAATGTTGTTCTTTTTATAAATTTTAATCCAAGAAAAGTATCGTAATCTATAGTACCTATTGCATTTGAAAAAGCGTTACTTGCATTTGCTATGGTTACTGAAGGTCTGGCTATAGCTCCGTCATTTTTATATTCTAATCCTTGCACTTTTGCTGGTATAGCAATATAAGTATTAATTTGAGAGTTTGTATTATAGTCTCTCATTTGAACTGTAGTTAAATCAGTATCAAGTCCAGACATGAAGTAAATAAAACTTCCTTTTGCGTATTCTAGCTCATATAGACAGACAAGCTCTGACCCTGGGTCAAGCTTCTGTAAATCTTTTACTGCAATATTTTCTGCCATTATGCTTCATATACCCTTTTAAATGTTGCACTTAAAGTATAATAGTCATCATAATCCCAGTTCTGACTAAACTCTTTTACATACACTTTTATAGTTTCTTCGTTACCACTTGCATTTGTATCTGCAAATGTAAAATTAAATGCTGTTACACCATTTGTACTTTCAAAAAATCCAACTATATCATCTATTTCTGCTTTTTCTCTAGTTGCAAAACTAACATTAAACTCTTGTTTTAGATTATTTATTCCATTTGCTATTCTTTGTTCGTAGCCATCTCCAAACTCAGCAATAAAAACTGCTGGTTCATTTCTTTTAGACATACCTCTATCTGGTACTATTGTTCTATTTCCGAAAGACCCTCCTGTGCTAAATCCTAATGCCATTATCCTGCTAATATTCCCCCAGGTCTAAGTTCTTTTTCTATAGTGCTTTGTACTGCTGCATCAATTGCTTGTGCAAGACCTGCAGCACCATCACTAGTTGTCTGTGAACTTCCGTCAGCCATATTGACTGTTATACTTGTATTGTTTGTTGCTCCTGAGCCATTTCCTAAGTCTACAGGAATACTTCTGTTGTTAGGTAAAGGAACTACTGCTTCATGCTGTTTTCCTTCTCCTACTAAGTAAGTTGGTTGTCTTGCAATACCTCCTGCAGAGTATTTAGCTACACCCCCGTTTGCTAATCCTATGACTCCTCCAGTAGCTACTCCAGTAGCGCCTCCAAATATTTTTCCTAAGAATCCTGAGAGTCCACTACCATCTCCGCCTCCAAATAAACCTGATAACATTCCACCTTCTCCAAATAAACTTGCACCTATTTTTGAGAACATTCCGCCCTCTCCAAAGATTTTTTTACCTACTTTTGCAAACATTCCATCTGCTCCAAATACTCTTTCAAATATATTAGGTAGAGAAGTATCAACTTCACCGCCTCCAACAAGTGTTGCTTTTTGCTCGTCTGTTAATCCTTCTGGTAAAGCTTTCATGCCTGGTGCATGTTTTCTTGTAGGGTCAAGAACGGCAGCATGGTCAAAGCCGCTATATACTTGTCCTTTTTTACCAAATATGAAATCTTTCATTCCTGATAATTTACCTTTTATTGTATCTACAAAACCACCTTCTAAGTTTGTTTTATCGCCACCAAATAATCCTCCATATGTCATTTGATTTGGGTCTGTTGGGTCTAGTCCACTTGAACTTACTCCTAAAGAACTTCCTATAGCTTTGGCATGTTGATTTAATATATCTGCTAAAGAGTCTATATGGTATTTGTGTGCTGCCATTATCTTTTGTGCTGGGTCTAATTTTTTATTAAGTTTGAATCTTGCAGGAGTTAATTTGTCTGTTACTGAATCTACCATACCTTCTGCCAATGATTTTGCTGCAGTTTTCTTCAAGTCTTCGGCTAAGTTTTTCATAAACTCTTTACCTCCAAACTCTCCTAAATTTGCAGTATCAATTAAAGTTGCTAAATTTTTAGCGGCAGATGAATCAAAAGTTTCTAATAAACCTTTCATTAACATTTCTGTTCTATGTAAGCTTGCTTCTAATAATTCTACTTGAACTTCTAATTCTCTATTTACAGCCCTGACTCCGTCTGCTTGTCTATCAATATTGTTTTGTTGGTCAGTTCCATATTTAACAAGTTTAGAAAATTTTTGTTCTTCTTTATCGATATTATTCTGCATTTGCATTCTTAAATCAAATATTTTTTGTTCTGTTTGATATCTTTTTGAAGTTCTAGTATTAACAAATTTTAGATTATTCATTTCAGCTTTTGAAAGAGCCATTAAAGTTTTAAAAGTATCTAATCTAAAGTCTACTAATCTTAATCTCTCTTTTTCTGCTTCTAATATGTCTTTGGCTTGTTCTGCAGTTAGTGCTTTTATTGCGAGTTCATCTTCTAGTACTGAAACAATACTAGCAGTTAATTTTAATTCTTCTGAGTTTAAATCTTTTATATTACCTTTTTTATCTACAAACTCATTTAATATAGTTTCAATTTGATTTGCATTTTTTTCAATAGTACTAGGTTTAGGTATTTGTTGACCAAATGCTTCTGCTAAAGATTTGGAAGCTTCTCTTGTTCCTGATAAAATACCTGGCACTCTATTAATTGCTGCTACTAAATCATTTGCTTTTCTTAAAGCTAGTATAAAATTTTCCCTTAATCCTGTTATTTCATTATTTACAAAGTCAAATTCAAATATTTTAAGAGGATTATCTCCTAACTCCTGTTGTAAGTCTTCCATAAGACCTGCCATTGCTCTACTACTGCCCTTTGCCTCTGCAAAGCCTTCCATAGCAGAGTCAGCAATTGTATCTCCAAAAGCTGTTGCAAGTAAGTCTCTTGCTTTTACTGTATCTCCTGTTCTCATAGCTAAAGCAACATTTTCTAATAGTCTTGAAGCCATCAGTTCTGATGCGGCTTGTAAAGCTGCTGAGTCTTGTGTTACCATTTTATAGTTTGGGTCTAACATTTGTGGTACAGTTTGTACAGCACCACCAGACGCTGACAGAGCATTCATAGTACCACCAAAAGCACTTACTAAACCAGAGTCTCCCATATCTCGTATGGTCTCCATTGTAATTTTATCAATGTACTTTTTAAATGCTTTTTCATTCATTCCTAATTCAAGATTACCTGTTAATTTTCCAAAGTACTCTAATTCTGCGTTCGCTGCTCTAAGAGCTCCAGCTATGGAGTCTACACTACCATCTGATTTAAAGAAAGATTCTTTTATACTTTCTAATTTACTATTTAATAGTCTTTCATCAAAAGAAAAAGCCATTTCTGTTAAAACTACTTGTGATGCTTTTAATTTTTCTTTCATCTTATCAAGAGCTTCATTTATCTTTTGTATTCCTGGTAAGAAATCTACAACAAATTTTAAAGTAAAAAATGCCATCGCTATTCCTAGAGTTGCATTAAATATTGAACCTAATAGGGCTAATTTAGGAGCTGCTGCTACAGCAGCTGTACCTATTGCTCCTATTGCTCTTGATGTTAAAATAGCTGGTTGCCTTACCATCATCATTAGATTGGCTCCCATTATTCTTGCGTGTGCACCTAATGTTTTTGCTGATTTTGCTGATGCCAATTCTATTTTCTTAAACATAGCTTGATAAGAAGCTTGTCTTTGTTTGTTTGCTCTTCCTGTTGCAGACACACCTTTTTTGTCTTCCATTATCATTTTTTGAATAAGTTTTTTCTGGTCTGCTATTGTCATAGCATTGAAAGATTTTTGAGTGATTCCTCTTCTTTTTAACTCTTTTTTGAACATTATATTCTTCTTAGCTTCTGAAGCAATAAATTTAGATTCTATTTCTTTAATTTTTGCTTTTTGTACATTAACATTTGCTTTTAAACTCTTCTGCTGATTAGTTGCTGCTACTGATACATCTAAGAAGGATTGTTTCATATTACCGAGAGAAGGGACGATTTGGGATATTATAGAACTTGCAAACATTGTCATAACAACCATCAAAGCTCCTATATTTCTAGTTAGAAATTCAACTAAAGAAGAGAAGGCTCCTAAAGGTAATTTTTGTAGTTCTATAACTAAATCTTGAACGGCTACACTTAATTTTGAAAATGGATTTAAAAATTCATTTGCTTCATCTTGCATTGCTCCAAAGTTATTTATTAACTGTCTTTGTACTTCTTCGAACACCGCTAATCTTCTTTCACCGATTGTTAACTTTTCTGCTACTAATCCATTTGCTGCTGCAAAACTTCTTGTTGCAATATCTAGTCTTAATATGATACCTAATTCATCTAATAGTTCGGGTTCTGCTTTCGTCACACCTCTTATTAATCTGTTAAAGGAATCTGTTAAATCACGACCAAGAGTAACAGAAGCTAATTTAGCTCCTTCTGAAAGTTCTACGATTTGGTTTTTTGTGAATCCTGCTGCGGTTGCTATAGCAGTTTGTTGTGCTGCGGTTTGAAAATCGAGCATACCTCCAGTAGCCGCTCTAACACTAGAAGTGATAGCTAACATAGAAGTACCTGTTATTTGTGCTAAGGAACGAAAACCTTTCATTTGGTTTTCTATGTTGGCAGCATTTTCCATTGCTCGGAAAGCTGCTCCAACTGCGAATAGAGTAGATGCTAGAATAGCGTAAGATTGTACAAGACCACCTGTGCCTTGTTGCATACGAGAAAAACCTTTAGTGCCTGATTCGACACGACCTGACATAGACTGTAGATTTCTACGAGTATCCCCCGCAGATTTACCTACTTTCTTTACAGCTTGTCCAGCTTTTTTCGCTTTCTTTTCAAATAAGGATAGACTACCATCATCATTGATTTTGAAGGTGATGGTGCCGCCTTGTACTTTTTTACCTGCCATTATCTACTTTTCTGCTTTCGCTCCTCTGCATCTCTTTTCTGCTTGATTTTCTTATTCAGTGTATCTGAATTATAATATTCTATATGTTTTAAAAAATATAGAGTTGTTTTTACATCTTCAATTTTTAATACTTTTATATAAGTGTCTAAAGCAGTATAATCCTTGCCGAGATAATAGCCATTCATTCCATCCCAACGGTCGGAGAGCATATCATGTAAATGGTATGCTTCCTGTACCTCTACAGGGAGATTACCTCTTTCAAGAGGCATCTTTGCAGGGTCAGGTTCTTCTCCTAGTTGTTCACAAATTGCTAAATATTTGTCAATATCTATACTTGTATCTTTAAAATTTTGTTCAATAAGTGCAAGTACTCTTTTTACTTGCTCTGCGTAAAATTTTCCAGGTCACCTACAGTATCGGTTACCCATTGATCAAAGTCGCTTGAGTTTTTCATTAGTAACTCCGCATTTTCAGCGTTGAAATCTAATTCTTTCTCAGGGTCTTGTCCACTTATATCTACCAATAGAAACTCTTCTAAGTATTTGAATTTTAAGCCTGTCCACCCCTTGATTATTGATGAAACATATTCCTGCATAAATAAATCTTCATCAAGTTTTTCTTCAAAAGCACGAGTCTTTTTATTTAAAACTTGTTTGACACATCTATTTCTTAATTTAACTAATTCTTCTCTAGCTAAATAGGTTAGTTCCACACAAAAGCCGTCATACCCAGGATAATCTATTGATACTGTTTTGCTTGGAGTCATTAGACTCTTAAGCGATACTGGTTGTTGTTTTACTTGTTCTGTCATTTCTTTTCCTATAAAATGAGAGGGTGTCTCCACCCTCTCGGGTTAGTTCACTTAGCCTGCGGCATAAGTTACTTTCAGTTCGTTTGTTGCACTAGCTTTTGTACCTGAAGATAAATCTGTTGGTAACGCGTGGAAATTAACGTCCACGGATATCACATCTTCAATACTGTGACTAGGTAACTCAAGGTGACATTTGGCCATCTCAAGATTCATTCTTGGCGTACTGTTTTGTCCACCAACTGCGAATTTTAAGTCAAATGCGTTTGTAATCACACCTCTTGATTCTTGTAGGTCTTCAAATAATTGTAGTGAACCTTCACTTGTATCATTTAAATAGCAGGTAAAGTTACCTGATACTGACCTTGTTCCCATTACATGTCCTAATGGGAGGTTAACTGAACCTAATGTTTCTGGTGTTAGATAAGTTAGGTTATTTTCAATAGTAACATTTCCACCTGTTAGTGTCATACTATAAGTAGTGTTACTTGAACCTAATAAACCTTTTGTTCCAGAAGTATTAGCATGGTCATAAACCATTGTTAAGTCTGTTAATTTGTTTCTAACATAGTTAGAGGTTGAACTAATTCCTTCGTTAATCAATCCGTCGCTTGTTTCCGCTGCTACTGATTGAGAGTTTGAATCATTAGTTGCTGAAGTACCAGTGTTAACTGATGCTGCCTCTTCTATTGATTGTCCTTGACCACTCCATGCTACTTGAGCAATACCTTCAATATCGAAGTCTACTGATGCAGAACCAACTGAGCAATTTGCTAGTTTGTAGACGGTTACTCCGTCTTGTCCTGTTTCATATAAACCTGAAGTTGAATCTTTTGCTGCTCCTAACACAAAGAATAAATCAAAGACTCCAAGTGCAACTTGGTTTGAGTTTTGAAAATCAAATACGTTCGGTCCGTATGTAGCTTTTGCACTATCAAAGACTTTACCGTCGCCTGAACCAGCGATAGCATTGTCATAAGTGTTTGCTGACATAGCCGCCCATAAAGGACCTTCAACTGCAAATGCTTTTGCATTACCAGCATGTTGATTAGACGCCGCTGCGGCACCTGTATCAGATGTTGTTGGTCTTACATAAGTACTAAAACTCCATTCAGCTGGTGCAAAAGAGTCAGTAAACATTGCTCTACCTCTTTTACTATAGCCTGATGAGTTTGCAGCCTCACTTAAAGTCACCTCGGATGTGTTTGTAGATTGAGAAAATGAAAATCCATCTAATACGGGCAGCTCATATAGCGCTGTATTATTGGAATCATATGCCCATTTCATAAACACTTTGGTATCTCTACTAAAGAAAAATGCCATTTTATTCTCCTAATTAATATCGAATCTCACAGACGATTTCACCTACGCCTAGAGGTTCGAGAACTCCTTCATCTGTGTCTACTGTTGCAATTGTTGTTTGAACTGTAGACTGAGATGTTCCTGTTGAATCTGTATAAACCAGTGGATCATTATCCTCCAGTACACTTTCAACATCTTCTAACAATTCTTCGAGTGCTAGAATGACATCGTTGTCGTCACTAACATAACATCGAACTGTTATTCTTAAAAATCTAAATCTGAAACCCGCTCCTTCATATTCACGAGTTTCTGCTCCTGCTCCTACATGTATAGTAGGAAATTCGTTCACTTCGTCCCAAAACTTTAGTCTTCTTTCTACATTAGAGACTGAAGTTCTAAATGGTGCACTACCATTTATTTGTTCAAGTTGTGTGCATAGTGCTTCAACTATAGCTCGACGACGCGTTGAATATCTTCTTGCTGTTGCCGTATCCATTAGTTGACTCCTACACCGAATCTAGTACCAATCATACCTGTTGCTACTTGTCTTACCGTTTTCTTTATTAGTCTTTCGGGGTCTCTTTGGTAAGTATATTTTTTACCCCCTGGAGCAAAAGTTTCATAAGGGTCTTGTCGATAAGTTGTTTCTATCATTGTATTCCCTCCTCTTGGTCCTTGTGTTACATTTGAAACTCTTACTGAGTTTGCAAATCTCCCTGTTCTAAATCTAAGTGCTGGAGATGTCATATTTTGGGCTATTGCCTGAGGTAAAATATCATTTAACAAATTTCTTAATGCTATAGGATTTGTTCCTAATGCATCTGTTCTAATATTGCCTCCTATTGGTGGTAATCCATTTCTTCTAATAAGTTTTACTCTTCCACCTTTCTTCTTTTTAGGTTTTTGAAATCCACTACTAGCTTTTTTAGGTGTTGCCATTTTCTTAAATAAAGCTTTATTAACTTTTAATCTCATATCAGGGTTACTT